CGTCCTTAGATTTTGATGAACCTCCTTTAGCATTAATTTTTTCTTCAATCTTATCAAGATATTGAGTTTCAAAATTATGTTTAACCTCTAATGTAAACGCATCTGATGTATCTAAATCATTAATATACGATTCTAATTGAAGTTTAAATTTTTCCAATTCTTCAAGAGTAAGTTTATCCCCTCTTTCCGCGGCGTATCTAATAATTCTCGCAAAGTCATTTCCCATAATAGCATCAGCAGCGTATCTTGTAAATTTCGCAGGATTTTGCTTTGATAACGCAACTACAAAATCTTCTAACACATCGTCAGTAGTATTTTTAAAATATTTTTCAATAACGTCATTTGGTTTTGCCGATGACAAATACTCCTTTTCAAATTGTGCATATAATCCATCAATATCTGATGTTCCGGGATTAGATGTTTTCAACATATTTTTAAGCTCAATTAATGAAGCTTGTTCAACACCTTGTTTCATACCTATCTTAACTGCATTTTGAAGACCTGGTATTCCTTCATTCAATAAATTTTCACTTTCAAGTAGATAGTTTTTTTTGGTTGCAGTTATATGCATATTAAGAATTCTTTCTCTTTCAGATTCATTAATTACAAATAAATTTTTCATATATTTTTTTTATAAATAGTTTATTCAGGATAATCATCGGCAATTCTTGCTAAAACATCATCAATTTCCTCCTGTTTAATATTTTGTTTTGTGGGTTTTTTAATTTTTATCATACTTTTTAACTCAGTTACCACTTCTTCAGGATGATTTACAAATGTCTCAAATTCTTCTTTATTGTCAAGCATTGCGTCAGCCATAACATTTTGAGTGTCTTTATCAAGTTCACCAATAGCTTTAATAATTTTGTCAGCATTTTCTTGAGTTAATTTAATATCGTGAACTTTAAATAAATTCATAAACTTTTTTAATATGTCTTGACCTATTTTAGTTGTTGAAGCGGCTACAGCGGCGGTTAATAAATCCCAAGCAAGATATTCTGTGTTGTAAATTTTTGAATAACTTTTTAAATACGCTTTTTGTTGTTCTGTTAATTTCTCTCCTTGGGTTTGTAAGATATTGTCGGCTCGTCGTGCAATTGATTCTTTAATCTCACTATTAAGTTTTGAAGGATTTAAAGTTTTTAAACTTTCAATAAACTCTATTTCAAAACTATTTAATTGTTTTAAAGGTTTACCTGACGCAATTCTTTTTTCAATCATTTTTTGACCTTTCATTAGCTTAGCACTTTTGGTAATATTAGACGCAATTTTAAGTTCAGGTAGTAGTGTAACCACTAACATAAACATACCCATATCCTTATCACCTTCCGCATAATAAAGAGACGCATCAATAGTACCAATCGCAGCAGAAATTACAGGACCTGCAACAGGTATAAATGCGGTACCTAATTCTAATACTGCTAAAATATTATGTATTTCTTCCGAAGTTAATCCTGTCTTATATTCTAAACTTTTAGCATTAACCGATTGTTGACCTTTACTCATACCTGGAGCACTTCTGTTAACAAATGCTGACTTAGGAGATTCATTTATTTTAGTAATTACATTAATATAACTTGGCCCATAACAAGCAACTACATCAGCATAACTTGGTATATGACCTGTATAACGTTTAATACTATTTGGACTTAACAACCCACCACTACTTTGTACACCTGAATCAAATGTTATTTTATCATATGGTTTGTAATAAGCGATATCCTCATTATAACATATTGTTGAAACATTATACGTAGTTGTCGAGTTTTTATTATAATCAAGTCGTTTAATTATGTTACCTGATTTACAAGATTCTCTGCCGGGAGTTTTCCAAGATTTAGGACATCTACCTTCAGGAAACCATCCCCATTTTTCCGCAACTTTAAATTCAACTTCTTGAGCAAACCAAACAGCGTAAACCGCATACCATTGGTCTTCATTTACAACTCTGAAAATATCCATATTTGGTCTATTCGCAGAAGGTACTCCAACTGAATCAAATAACTGAGATTGTCTTTGTTTGGATAAATAATATTTTTTGTAATATTGGTCGTACTCCAATTTCTGTTCAATCAATAATAAATTATCAGAATACGTTGTTGATTCATCGTATTCCATTAATAATTTAATTCTATTTAAGATATTTTCACTCATTAATAAATGTGATTTTAATTTTTAAATCACCTTCCCCCTTTATTGTTCTATGATAAATACCTTCAGGGATTAAATACTCACCTCCTACGTTCATTTTAATAGGTAACCCATTATCCAATTGTAGTGACCATCCGTTACCCTCAATAACCTCAACTAATCGTGTTTCTCGGTCTCTATGCCAGTGTAACTCACCTGAATCAACGTCAGAGTTGAATACTCGTATTTTGGAATTTTCAGTTATTTCAGAATCAATGTAAGGTTTCATATATTACCAATACCCAGGATAAGTTTTACCTCCCCACAAATGTCCAAATCTATTTAATCTACAAGCCCAATAACCAGCTTTCATTCTATCTTTCTTTTTATCACATTGGTGTCTTGCGGCAAATGATTTACGGGCTTTAGGATTCGATACTTTAGCGGTTAATCCTCCGTGAACATCACCAAAAGAAATTTTCTTAACTCTACCTGTTGATGGGTTTTTTACATATACAACGTACTTTTTCCCTCCGCCGGTATTTCTTCTTGGTTTACCTATCTCAACCTTTTTACCATTATATTCAGCTTCATTAATGAATTCTTCAGATAATGGAAGGTCTAAATAAACTTCCATACCATTTGATAATCTTACTTTTTCACCCAAATCAGTTTCAATAATTTCAACCTCTTCTTCGTTTAATGTAATCTCACCATCAAAATATAATTCTCTTACTTCATTAATTAAATCAAAAAATGATTCAGAATGAGGTCTGTAAATGTTTTCAGTTAATGGTATGTTATTTTTTAAGTGGTATTTTAAACCTTCAGAACCAACCAATTCAGTTTGCTCCTTTAAAACCTTTTTAATTAAATTTTCAATTTTCATTTTTTGTTACGAAATAAGAAATATAACCCAAAAAATAAAAGAGACACCCCATAGAAAACCCCGGTGGTAATCCAATAGGAATTGGTAGCATCTAAAATCATTTTGAAAATGATGTCGAATCCTAAAGGGTTGAAAAACATCCCAGCCATTAGACAGTATGTCGCCACGTTTCTGTGAAATACTCTTCTCCAAGTCGTCATTATCCATTCATTTGGATTTAAAATTTATGAGCAAAGCTCTTTTATAGAATAAATATTAAAATAAATAAAAAAATGGATAATTATAGGCAAATAACAAAATATGGCAGCAAAAGTTTCAAAAGGTTCCGCATCAAATAAAGTTAATTTTGGTGTGAAGAAGACAGGTAAATTCTCTAAAAAATTGACTAGTAACAAAAGGTCAAAGAATTACAAAAAAGCTTACAGAGGACAAGGTAGATAGTTGTTTTTTTGTTAGTAATTTTCTATATTTGTATTAATGAATAAGAAATTACTGTTACAAGAAATGTGTAATAAGTTTATTACTAAGACTTACCCCTACATTTTAGAGGTGAGAGTGAGAGACGTTTCTTATATTGACAACAGGATTGATTTAATCATTGATTTAATTACTAATGAATCTGAACTTAAAAAAATTAATATTTCCGACACATTAATAGATTTTTTAAGAAATGATGAGACCGGTAGTGTTTGGAAGTACAGAAATTTTGACTTAGGGTCGAATAGAATTAGAAAAGATATAAAAGATTTTATTAAACTTTTATATAATGAAAGAATTAATACTTTAACAGTACATTTAAAAGTCTCTTGACCTTACTTTATAATCTGTGTTCATATAGGGTATTCCAGTATTTTCTAAACCTAAATGAATACATAAATTTCTTGCATAATCAAAAAGTTTTCCTACCCAATTCTCATCTGTTTCCCCAAGGTATAAAACCAAATCGACACCGAATCCCCAAATCCATTTTTCACTATTCTGCTCAAACATTGCTTTTACATCATCTTCATTAATTTTAAAACTAATTACAAATGGTAATTTTTTAAAATAACGAGACATTCCTTGTATAAAAAGTTTGATTTTTTTGTCAGTATCCATATTATTATAAATATGTTGAAATTATTCTTTGAGAAAATGATGAACCGTGTTTTTAAAAAAGACATTGATTTGTTATTTGGTGAAGATAGTAAAATTAAAGTAGATTCTATGGGGTATTCAACACAATATAAAAAATTTCATTTGTCCGTTACATTATTTCCTGGTAATTATGAATATGCACTCGAAGTATACCCAGAAGGTTTGGAAGGTGTTGTGCAAGATTCTTGGAAATTTATGGGAATTTCTAAGGATATTATATTAACAACATCAATAGACCATTAATTATGGCACATCCAATTATTCATTCAAAAAGTTCTGCTAAAAAATTTGGTGGGAAATGGGAAGACTATATCCATTTACACGAATGGTTAGATGAAACTAAAGCTTGGTATGGACATTCAACCCATAGGATGTTTAGACATCACTCTGAGGGTATTTTTGAGATGGAAAAACGATTTGGGACTCAGTTTACTAACAGTGACGGAAAGACTGTTTATACACGTTATGTGGGGGAACAACACGTTAAAGAAGATTGTAATAACTACATACCAACAGCCAAAGAATGGATTGATGGATTACAGTCCAAAAAACGTCCAATATGGATGATGAAAACAATAAAATTAGAATTTGAAGATTAATATTTATTAGTATGGAAAAAATAGAACAATTTATTAATGATAACTTACAGAATTTTAAATTACTTCATTTTTATTTGAAAAGTGAGGGACATCATTTAATTACTCAAGACTTTTACATCCAATCGGGCTCGATTGATTATTACTATCAACCATTTGGTAATACACCATTAAAATTACCTAAAAGATTAGAAGAATTTTACGATAAATTAGTGACGTTGGTTACTGAGGAAGATTTTGATATTGATTATGACAATTACCACACAATTGAGGTTAGGTACACTGTGAAAAATAATACTTTAACAATAAAAGATATAGAACATATAACTGTCACAAGAGATTCGTCATCAGTTACTGATGTGGAATCACCTGAAATATTAGACATTTTCAAATTATGGTTCGACAAAGGTTTTTCACTAGTTAAAGTTGATTTTAATGGTGGCGGTGATAGTGGTTATATTGATAGTGAAGGTTACAATGATAGTGAGCGTCGTATTGAAATACCGGCAGCTCTTGATGACTTTTTATACGAAATTCTTGGACGTAATTTTGGAGGATGGGAAATAAATGAAGGGTCCCAAGGAACCTTTGACATTCATACTGATGATAATGAAATTATTCTTTATATTGGAGTTAATGAAGAAGACACTGAGACCTCAACTATCTATACAAAACAAATTAATTTTTAGAATAACACAATTGCGATTGGTTTGTGACCTTCGAAAGATGGGTTTGCTTTGAAATATACCTTGTTAGAGTCGTGATAAATGTTTCCAGTTGACCCGTCCTTAATTTCAAAATCATCTTTATCAGGTGCATTTAACTGGGTATCGTCAACTTTGAAGTATCCGTTTTCAAAAGACGCTGGGTAATTTTGTCCCATATTATAAACTTTCATAAACTCATCCTTAGTTCTTGGTTTAAGAGTTTCAGGAGTTGCAGTAACAGGAACCTCCGCAGTTTCAGGAGCTTCAGATTGTTCAAATAATTTTCTTTTTAAAGATGGGTCAGAATGTAACCCTAAGATTCTATTTTTTTCTGATTCTGTAATACTAATGCGATTTTTCATATGATTATAATATACAAATAAATATTGCGTCAAATAAAAAAATAAATATTTATTAATATGAAGATTATTTTAAATAACAAAACACTCAATACTAAGGTTTGTAAAACCCCTGAAGAAAAGATGAAGGGTATGCAAAACAAACAATTTAATGGGTTTGATTCAATGTTATTTTTATTGGGTAGCGACCACGATTGTTTTTGGATGAAGGATTGTATCATTCCTTTGGACATCCTGTTTTTGGACCACAAATTTAATATCGTTAAAATTTTTCCATCTTGTCCTATTTGTAACACAGATGATTGTCAAAGATATTGTAGTGATGGTAATTACGTATTAGAATTACCATCAGGTTACTGTAAGAAAAACAACGTAAAATTAGGGGACAAAGTTATTTTGTCCCTTCAGAATCTTTAATCTTATCCTGTAATTTTTGTACAAATTCTTGTTGTAATGTCTTTAAGAATTTAACATATGCCGCATCTTCACTATCGGCAGGTTTACTATATTTACCCTCAGGTGGTCTTTTACTTCTTCCAAATAAGTTTAATCCTGAAATGTTTGTAATACATTTATGTCCACCTGAATTGGCTTGAATAATATCCCAAGCAGTCACACCAATTTTGTCTAACAAAGTTTTTTCTTCTTCGGTTAATGATGAAAATGGTTTTGACATTGCGTCTTTAACAATTCCAAGATATTCCATACCATTGTCAATATCCATCATTTTCTCACCATAAATTGCCGAAAAATCTTTGAATGTAAATCCTACAGATTCTTCTCCAAAATCTTTTGCAGATTCTGAAATCCATTTTATTGTTGATAGTGGAATGACTCTGTCTTTTAATTTAGATTCCCACTTACCAAGTACTTCTTGAGCAATTTCACCAAGATTCACTCCTTTTAACTGTCTTTCTTTTTTGAATGGATTACAAGATGCCTGTAGTAACCCTAATGGCCAAGCAATTACTAAGAAATCCGCCTCAGGATTGTTTCTAAATGGAGTGTATCTATCATAAGAACCTGGTTTAATCATACTACCCCCACCATACTGAACAATTATATTACCGTCAATTTTAACATTTGGGTTAGACTTCATTGACTTAACATAATCCTCCTTGTTTTTTTCAAGTTGTGATGTACCAGCGTACCCTTTTTCTTTAACAACCTTACTAATAATATTAAAAATTGATAATATTGACGGTTTGGCCGTCATTACAAGATGTTCTAAAAATTTAGGTTTGTTCTTAAATGCCAATAACAATTTGTTTGTCACCAAACCTAACATCATTCTATTTTCTTTACCTGATTTATCTTTATCGAACGAATAAATGTAATTCATTACCATTTCAGGTGTAATATCTCTTGAAGCGTAATCCGCACTATCCACCATTGATATTGTTGCAACATCTTCAGGTGTGAAAATCTCAGACGAAGGTATGATTTGAGATAATGTCTCAACATTTGAACGAGCCCCTCTAAATTGTGTGGATTTTGTTTCTTCTGCCCCCGCTTGCCTGTCGTGGTGGTCTGTGTGAACAATAAACATTGGTTTTCCGTGAGCGAAATCAACTAAAACTGGCATAATTTCACCGTTAGCGTCAGCCTTTCTTACTGAGAACTCTTTATCTCCATATTGAATTATCTCAGAATCAACAACTTTGATTCCGTTATCTTCCAAATATTTTTTCATAGCTAAAGCGGTAGTTACACCGTCTAAATCCATATGAAAATAAATTTTTGCCTTCTTATATCTTTTTGATAATTCGTTAATGTTACGAATCCCACCCTCTGTAAGTAAATTTTTCATATATTATAAATATTATTCTTTATGAAAACAATAATATTTATTTGCCTGTCTTTTTACCCTTAACGTTTGGATGATTGAGATAGTAATCAAAGAATAAAATACAACTTCTACACAAAATGTATTTTTTATCTGATTTATCGGATGTCATTTCACAACAATCGTCTTTTTCTTTTTTACACTGTTGACAAGTATTAGTATGTCGGTCTCCGAAAGTAATCATTAGTTAAGTATAACTATTTCTTTTTAACTTGTCCATTTTTTTTATTAAACTTCACAATATCTTCTTCATAAATGTTTAACAAATTTTCCAATTTAGTTTTATTTTTTTCTAATGTCGCAAATAGGACCGCATCATAGAATTTATCTTTCAAACTAGGTTTACTTTCAAAGTACTCAAACATTAATTCAGTGATTTC